AAGAAGATCATATATAATTGTGCTTGTCATTTTTCACCCCCTTCTGTGTGGTTAACTTCAAAAGTTTCACCGCCTTCAATTGATTCTAGCCCTGACTGTTTAGCTACTTTGAAAGTAACATAATCATTTAATAATTTTTTTAAAGTTATTATTTTTTCAGGTGAAGGGTTGTCCATTAAATCAAGAATTTTATTTTGATTATTGTTAATTAAAAAATCTAAATTATATTTTAGTTTTTTGTGTTTCATTTTTTTACCTCTTTTATTAAGTTTCATATAGAAACAATATCATGATTTTAGATAAATATACAATTATTTTTATTTAATTTTATATATCAGAAGTAATAAATATTAGAATATTCTAATATACTGATATAGGCCTATATTAGTATGTATTAATATTCTAATATACAAATATTTGTGTTCGTATATTGAAAAGGGAGGGGAGGGAAGGGGAGGGGAGTGATAACCCTCCCCCATATAAATGAAAAATTATAAGACTAAATCCCAAAAAATAGCGATTGCGCTTACAACTATTATTCCTTGTACCCAGTCAGGTGCATTGTAACAGATTTCTCTAATCTTCTCTATCATTGTTTGCCTCCAGTTCTTTTAGTTTTGCCTCCATTGCGGCCATTTTCTCTTTTTGTTTTATGTATCTCTCTTTACTATTTAACAAAAATGCATCCTTGTTTTTCTCGTAATATTCTTTGCGCTTACGCTTTGTCTCTATAACCTCTTCTTCAGTTCTATTAAGGCGCTGCTCACGCATTTTGGTAAGAATAGCTTTCTTATTCTTTTCATACCACATTTTATTACTAGTTTTCATTTTGTCTTTATTTTTATCATAATAGTCAGGGTCGTATTTACTCATGTTTCCTCCTTAAAATGGTATGTCTTCGTCCTTTATGATTTCCTCATTAAAAACGCTTTCTATAGTTTTTATGTCTTCCTTGGCTTTGCTGTATTGGCCTTTATCTTCTGCGGGCTTAATACATATGCTTGCATTTCTTCTGCCATCACGCTCATTAAACCATAGGGTAACATCCATAGTTTCACCTTTAGGTATGATTATGTCTTCTTTAGCAACGAACTTAGGGTTGCTTAGAAAAGGTGGCGCATATGTTTTTACCGCCTGTATGCCTTCTATTTTCTTATAAAAAGCATCAGTTTCATCTCCATATGTCCTGTCATTTATAAATATATTTATGTATTGTTTTGCCATATTATCCTCCGTAGATAAGGTCAAATTTTAGTTTTTTTGTGTACCTTCTTTTCTTCTCAGGCAAATCCTTTTTGCTCAAGAGTGCAAGACTATACTCTTCTAGGTGGTCGATAAGATATCTCTCATAATCTTTATCTTTCTCGAATCTCCATATCTTAGTCTTAATTGGTGTCCAATTGACTAAATCTACTTGCTCAACAGGTATGCCTAGCATGTTCAATATCATCATTTGGCCTGCAATCTGTGGTAAATAGCGCTTTGGGAACTCTTTATAATTAGAGTTGCCCATATTGCTGCACTTAACCTCAATTAGCGTTGACTCATCCTTGGATATGCCATCGGGCGTTGTGCTGATATCTACAACAGTATCTTCTCTTAGGTTTAACCAGTCCTGGATAATATAGTTTTGCTGATTATCGCCATAATTCCTGGCAATCATCTTGTTAACTAGTATCCATTTGCCGATACCGCAAGTCTCATGTTCTACGCCATAGTCGACATAGCACATCATATCTTGCGGGATAGGTTTCTGCTCACCTTTCAAGTCTAGCTGTAACTGCTCTTCACGCTTTGTGTCCATACCAAACGCATAAGATTTAAAGTTAGAACTACGAAGATTGTAAGATTTTACCGAATTGTTTTTCATTAGTTTTTCCATCTTGCATACCTCCAGTTTTTAATTGATTTTCCATCTCTTTTTCTTTGTCTTTAGCATTTTGCAAAGCTACAAGATTTTTATCTGTTACTGGCTCATCTCTGAGTGGGCTTTTATCTTCGCTTTCCTCATCCTTGCCTATATTCATGTTAAATAACTTCATAAATAGGTATTTATAGCCATAAGAATATGCTTTACCAATGCCTTTATCCGATGGGTCTACCCCATATCCTACAAAGTCATTGATTTCCATAGTATCGCTAGGATTATCTACATCGTATAAGGTTACACCAACCAATACTTCTGTAAAATTGCCATTTCTAGAGTGTTGCGTAGTGTTTGGTATCATACAAACCCTATGCTTTATAAGCTGTTCTCTTACTTTCTTATTAACATCGTTATATGCTAACACCTTGTAAGGAACACCGCCCCCATCTGTTTTTTCAACACTTCCAATCTCTGATTGTATGTCGAATACCTTATGTATTAATGTTTTGTTTGTCATATTGACCTCCATAATGTTTTTCATGTCCATATTATAATCATAAATAATTTTAAAAACAAGTTGATTATGCAATTAACCACATATATAATGACATTAAATAACAAAGTGAGGTACAAAATGAAAAATAATGTATATAAAATAAGCAAGGTATCGAAGAAGAAAAAAAATAAAAAAATTACTCGTAACAAAATAAGACATGAAAGACTTAAGAGAAACTTTAGTAAGGGCATAAAAGCAACTTCATTCTCGAAAAGTTATGGTAAGTAGGAGATAAAATGAGCAAAGTAAAAGAACTATTATACGATAAAGAGCAAGGAAACTATAAAGATATAGAAGAGATTGCTGATGAGAATGCTATTGCTGCATTCGAGAAACAGGTTGAGGAGCAAGATGAATCAGAGAGAGTTTAGTGCATTTATGGATGTGATTGAGAATACTTATCCTAAGCAAGCTAAGATAAATAATGTACAGCGTGGTATGTTTTGGCTTAGTTTACAAAAGTATTCTCTAGATGATTGTATGTCGGCCTTCTTGCTGCATTGTGAAACCAATGATGGCGAGTGGAAACCACAAATATGTCATCTAACTAAATTCTTACAGACATCTGAGTCAGTCATAAGAGAAATGTTCAATGATTTCTTCAAGCGTAAAGATGTAAAAGATAAAAAAGCGGTAGCTATATACAATAAGTTAGGCGGGCTAGAGATGCATAAGTTGCCTGAATACCAAACTAAAAAACTGGAAGAGAAGTTTGTACAGTTATATTTAGAAGAAGGTAGCAGGGAAACTTTTGCCGCTTTACCCAACAAGTTAAAAACCAAACTAATAGGTAATAAACAATGATACAAGCAGGAAAAGGCGATAGATATAGGCCTGTAGATACTGAGAAGTTTAGAAAAAACTTCGATGAAATTTTTAGAAAAAAGAAAAAAAAGGAGGAAAAAAAGAAATGACTACTTATGTTGTTAGAGTGGAAGAAAGCAAAGAATTTGTTGGCATTTATGCTGCTAGTAATGAGCCTGAGCTTTTTTGGCTGGTCGACCAACTGACTGACCCTTACATTTGTGAGTATGCTAGATTAAATTTCGGTGGCGTTTGTTTTGCTGGTAAATGTTCGAGATTCGTTACTTTAGATGAAATGAATGAAAGAGAAATTTATTGTGGAACTATGTTGAATGGACCTAGGTTTACTGATGAAATGTATGAATTCGAGGGTAGGTGGAAAGCTATAACTAAAGATTGTTACCCGAAAAGAGATGGTACAGATGATTAGACTAGGTGAAGAAGAATTAGAAAAAGCAGTTATAGAGATTAGAGAAAAAGGTGCTGAACTTGCAGAAGCTGAGAGTCAATATCAATATCTAGAATCTATGCATAAGATAACTAAGGCTACAGTATTTTTAGAAACTAAAGACCAAGGCCTTACTGTAAGAGATAGAGAATCAATGGCTGAGAGCCATGAAAGCGTAATTAAATACATACCTTTAATTAAAGAACAGAAGAAAAAGTATTTATCTTTGCGCCATCATATCAGTAGCATAGAAACTGCTTGTAATTTATTTAGAACGAATTCAGCTAACCTTAGAGGTGAGAAAAAACTGTACGGAGAACTTGGTTGAAATATCACAAAGATAATAATACATTTGAATTTGATTTAGACTTCGGCCTTATATCTGAAAAGTATTATGGGACAGTAATGCATGACTTAATCGAAGGCAAGACTGAATGTAAAGCTGAGAGAGATATATGGACTAGTACGGGAAACATGTTTGTCGAATACGAGTCCAGGGGACACAAAAGCGGAATAGCTATGACTCATGCAGAGCATTGGGTTGTGTCATTTTATAAAGAAAATAAGGTATGCTTCACCTTGACTGTGCCTATCGAAGACATGAAAAAGATAGCAAGGAAAGGTAGACCAAGTATAGGAGGAGACGACAATACATCTAAAGGAATGTTGGTAAAGATAAAAGATGTTATAGACTATTTTATGGATGGCCAAGAAACCTAACAAAGCTACACAACAGGCATACAAACAGGCTATAGAGTATGGATGTATTGTATGTAAGAAAAAGTATGGTGTGTATACTCAGCCCTGTATTCATCACATTACGGGCGCAGGAATGGCGTTGAAGAACAAGGAATTTATTCCACTCTGTCATCACCATCACCAAGGAGGAGAGGGTATACACACTTTAGGTACTAAAGTATGGGAAGAAAAATATGGTAGACAAAGAGACTTACTTCGAGAATTTAAAGAAGTCTGTCAAGAAAAACTTAACTGATAAGGGCGTTATGGTGCATTTTACTAAAGGTGAAGATTGCCTTATAGATATTATATGTAACTACAACGGCCGAGTAGCTATGTTTAAGTTTCTTGTAGAAAGTAATTTTATTACAGAAGGTATGTATGATTTTAGAAAGAAATTTTATAAGTGGTACTTTATTGTAAAAAGGCCGCAGGATTGTTTGCCCATCTTGCATGGAATGCCTGTAGAAAAAAAGATAAATGAGCAAAGAGTACCTGACCACAAAAAATCTAGAAAGATACATAAGGATGAATATGAAATGGACGAGTTCCAAAAATTTTTATTGAGGCAAGGTAAATGGCGAAGATAGTAATAGATACTAATATCCCTGCGCCTACATCAGTTACGGGTAGGCCGTGGAAGTATAAAGAATATGTAGATGCTTTCATGAATATGAAACATGGAGATTCATTTGTAGTTAATGATTACAATATTGTTGATTCTGTGAGAAAATATGCATGGAGAAAGGGGATTCCTTGTAGGTTTAGAACGCTTGCAAGAGAAAAATATAGGATATGGAAAACGGATGAAAGCTGATTTATTGTCGCTGTTAACTGCTAAATCAATGAATTATGAAATTTCAAGTGGCAATCATGATGCCATTACTTCTGAAGACATATCACATTTTTTAGGAACTAGGGGTTTGGACAATAGAGAATACGATTTTTTAATGGCTAAGTATACTGACAACAATTATGCAAAGTCATTAGTATTTGATGATATTTATGAGGAAGTTTGCGATATCTTTCTTAAATATATATCAGCAGATGAAATAAGAAAAGACAGATACTTGATTAGAAACTTTATTAATCTTGCGTTAAGGGAAACGATAGTGACTGTCTGCCCATTTTGCAAAGGCCAGGGCGTAGTAAAAACAAAGAACAGTATTGATAAGTGCAATCATTGCGAAGGCACAGGACAATTTATTTACGACAATAATAATAGACCCGAGCTAATCGGGATAACTAAAAAAGAATATGAAAAATATAAAAATCCATATCTTAAAACATTAGAGTTTGTAAAAAATATTGAGATTAGTGCTTTAGCTAAGATTGGAGATGAATAAACTTAAATGGACTAGCTCACTAATCCTCTCTTGTGGGTTAGTCTTGACATCATTTAATATCTATCCGATTAATCTTTATGTGCAGTTTGTTGGTGTATTAGGTTGGTTGGTTGTGGGCGTAAAGACCAAAGATAATGCTTTAGTCTTTGTAAATGGTGTTGGACTGGCAATCTTAGGTTTTGGGATAGTTTACTCCCAATCTCTGTAAAAAAGTAGCCCTAGAATCGCCATAATCCAATTTAATTAAGGCAGGTGATACCAAAGTACCCCACTAATGTGTAACTCTTTTCTCGTCTGTATCAGAGCCACTATCAGGGGTGTCTCCTGTTTCTTCCTCTGTATTGTCCTGAATCATAGCTAATTTAGGCTTTAGAGCAGGTATTTTGCTGACTAGGCCTTGTAGTTCTTCGATTAGCTCCTCATCAGTTTTGTTTTGTCCTTTCTCTACATTAAGATTTATATTCTGAGAACTAAAGCCGCCCATTTCTAAAACAAGTTTAGCTGTATTTAATCTGACATTGTCTTGGTCTGAGTGTAATAGGTTTTGTAAAACAGATATTGCAAGACCTGATGTAGATGATATGCGTTCTTCGTTCTTTTGTTTTATCTCAGCAACATATTTGTTCTTGAGATAGTAACCCATCTGCCTAGAATCTTCTTTCCATCCTGCTTTGGCTGCTGACTTACTGGCATTGCCTGCGGTCTCACCTTCTGTGTAATATTCTATAAATTTTAATTCTCTTTCTCTATCTATTCTTTTGGGCATCTACATTCTCCAGTAACCATTTCTTTAATTTATTTATCGTTTCTTTTGGTAATGGTAAATCTTTTCTGTATTTAATCCAAGACTTATCTAATACCAAACTACCATCTATGTCTACTTGCGTATCACTTCCTGAGATATGACTAACAAGTGTAATCGTTTTATCGTTCTCTCCAATAACTAAACCTATTGATATACAATCAGCTAGGTCATTATCTATATCATTTATGTTTGTCCACCCTGATGTTGGTGTTATTGCATCTTCCCAGTTTATTATAACAAGCTTTGGTTTCATTTTTTGCTTCTAAGATAATTAAGATAATCTGCACCCTCTTCGACTTCCCAAAATATTTTAATAAAATCAGGATGGTCTTCTGTTAATTCTGTGTTAAATACTGCAACAGCACAAGCTGACATCATTTTGCATGGTAGGTTAAGTTGTTTTGCAAAAGTATCATACTTTTTGTACGAACCAACTTGTACGCAATGCATAATTTTATCTGAGTTTGCATCTTTGATAGGACTATATCCTGATACATGAGTATGGCCTGCTATAAGTAAGTGGTCTCTTGCATTGAACAATGCGTGTCTGACAATACCATGAGCTGTATTATACATTGAGTGTCCTCTGAAGTTATGAGAACAGTTCACTTTGATTTCGTGTTTTGGTAATTTAATTTTGAGTCTTGCGTTATGTTCTGAATATATAGTCCTTAGAGGTTTGCACATCCATTTAATAGGATCACCTTCCATAGCCCACATATCATGGTTTCCTGCAACGATAAATATATAAGGTGTTGCATTAACTAACCATTCAACTAACTGCCATTGCTGCTCGCCATTGGTAGTTTGGTCGGCCCAAAGCCCTGCAAGTTTACCTCGCCTAGCCCAGTTGTTAGATAAATCTCCAACAGAACAGGCATACATACCTTCTGTATCATTGACTATATCTATGTGCTTTCTAAGAGATATCCAATCACAACCATCATCATCGACATGAGGGTCTCCTTGTATGTAAAGACCAATAGGTTTTGTGTCTTTGATTCTTATATTTATAAACTTATCTTTTTTTTCTCTAGCGTCTTTTCTTTTAAAAACTTCTGTTCTTGCATTAACTAATTCTTCTGTAGACCAATCGGTTTCTGCTCTTTCATCTAGTTCATAGTTTTTCATTACTTCAGGATGACTTGTTTTCTTACCACAAGTTTTACACTTCCACCTTTTTCTTTGTTTTTCAGAACCATCTGTTCCTGCTTTTATTATATGCTCAGACTTGCAATGAGGGCAACGCAAAGCATTACCATCTTCATCTCTTTGTATGATGCCAACTCTACTAAGGTTGCCGCCATTATTATGTATGGTCATTTTTTCTTTTCCTGCTTTATAAGGTATTCGAGATACCATTTAGCTTTTTCTAAATCTTGTATAGGAGTTCCTTTGTATGGAAATCGAGTAACATATTTTACGATGTTCCCACGAACATAATCCATATTCCATGACCTGATGTATTCTATCGTCTCTATGCCTTTGGTGTAATGGGCAGGACGATTAATAAGGTCTTGTTTCTTCTTCATCTATTTTATCCATAACTTCATCCCAAGTTATCGGTTCACAATTTAAGAACACAACACCACCATATTTATAATCAGTTCTATTTTTAATTACTGATTTTATGCTGATTAGTGCGCTTGGGTCTATAGCATGGATTGCTTTGATGATTTGCATTTCCCTTTTTGTATAAGGTATGTTTGCACTCATAGTTATCTCCTATTAGTTTATGTATACTTAAATCGCTGACGCAATATAGTAAGCCACAACCAATATTAGTATAAATTCTAAAACCGATATTTCAGGCCTTAGGTATCTAGTTCTTATTTTACTAAAAAGAACTCTAAAAAAACTGTGATAAAAAAATAATATTGTTAGAACAAAAGCTACTATTAATGCCTGTTCTATCATCTCATTAGAGGATTACTATTTTTCTTTTTTAATTGTTCTATATCTTTTTTTAAAACTGCTATTTCTTTCCCCAATAAAGACATTTCTTGTTCGAGTGGTTTTACATCTACATTCTTTTTTTTCTCTAGCACTTCAACTCTTTGTATAAGTTGCCCTTGATAAACAAAAAGACCACCTATTGCTATGGCGATAGAAATAATCCCTGCTATTGTCTTGATGTCCATAATTTGTCCTCGTAAGCTTGGTTTGGGTAAATGTTTCTAATATCGACATAGGTACTGTTTGTATATGTGCCTATATCAATACTTTGTAATTTAGGTTGTATAAAGATGTCTGTGTTTACTTTTGAGTAAGAAGCTATCTTATTATCTCTAGCCATAACTTTTGCAACTATCATCTGTGTTGCTTTGAGCTGACCATCTATTGTTTTAATTTTGTCAGCTACCTTTACTGCAATATCATTTATACTTATTGCCTTTTCTCTTCTCTCCTT